CAAACTTAAACAACTTCACTTTACCTTCATTCTCAGGATGCTTAGGATCCGAAATGATGTATACATTGGCAATATAATTCAACTTACGCTTTTGTTTACGGACAACTTCTTTGTTTGCTTCAATACCTGAATTCCATAATCCAGAATTGTGCTCACATACTGGACATTGTTGATTCATTGTCGTTAAACAATTATCAATTAACCAACCACCAGGACCTTGGAATCCATGTGAGAATACTTTAACCCAAGGTAAGGCATCATCACCATCAGCTTCTGCGGCAGGTAGAAAACGAATAACGGCCATGCCATTACCTGCTTTGTCTACTTCTGGTCGCCAGAAATTATCTGACTTCTCTGAACCTTCTGTTGGGGTGTTTAATGCTTCGATTGCTTTGGATAGTTTATCCAGATTGCCTGATTGGCGTTTGAGATTTGCAAAACTCATATAATGCTCCTTATTAACGGTGTATAAACGGAATATAACTGCTTTCAAAAACTACTCATAATCAACTACAAAATATAGTATATCATATTATTTAGGCGTTTGTCAAGCATACATCGACATAATTATGCGTGTATGCAAGAAACTTTCATGAAGTATACCAATACCACCTTCTCGCCTCCAGCCATCAATATTCTTGGCTGTATCATCTAATAGAATACAGTTTGGAGTTGCGTAGTCCTTCTTTAGGTGCGCACCTGGCACTAGGATAACAGGGAAGTCTATCTTATGTTTCTTCAACCATTCCATCTTCTGGGGCCTAATTAATGGATCTCTCTTATCACTAGCAGTAGAACTAAGAATGGTAATTGGTATACCAGTACCTTTTAAATAGTCCATCAATTCTATGGCTTCTGGCATTAAATCCAATGTGGCAAAATGCCTATCTTGAACAAACTTATCAAAGGATTGCCCCCACTTTTTGTCTCTTTCGGCTTCTTTGGTTGTTATCTTAAATAACTCTTGATATCTTTTATCAAAGTCAGCAATCACACCATCCATGTCAAGGTATATGTTCTTCATCTAAAATTCTTCACTAATATATTTTTAAAAACTGCTTTATCATATTGTACAAATGGCGTATACTTTTCAATCTGTATCTGCCATATTGGCCAAATAATATCTTCTTTAATCTTTTCTGTCCACATCGGCCAAAAATTCAGTATATCATTCATTATAACAACGGTCTCTATTGATACTTTATCTCGCATCAATAAGCTTAATAAATTCGGATGTTCACCGTCATATACTTTAATAATGGATTCTTTATCATTCTCAAAATGATCCACAAGGTACATGATATCATTCTCAAAGATATAAGTCAAGCTCTGTTGTCTTTTCATCCACTTCTTGTAGGCATCTTCACCTTCAGCATTGGTCATTTCACCCACCCACTTATCACCTTCTAAGAAGTTGGCAATATAGAATTGCTTTAATTCATCCAAAGAGTATTTGCGGCTGAGTTTATAGAATGAATACTTGTCTTTACGGGAAGAAAATGTAGTTTTGGTTACATTAGTCTTACCATTATACTTGAAGTAATCATAGGATTTTGATGTGAAGTGCAGCTTGAGAGCATTATATAAGGCAAAGGCTGCAAAACCTGTTCCTTCGTTCATATAGGCAGTTTGGATGTTTTCTTTAGTAGGTTTAAATCTTGTGCTTCTTCTCTAATCTCCGCTTTCAATGCAGAAGAAATGAGAGTGGCCGCTACTTCAACTTCTAGGCCAGTCTCTTTACAATGATGGCAAATAGCATCCATCAATCCAATCCTCTTGTTTATTGCCAATTCTTTAATCAGTATACTAAATTCTAAAATTTCATCTTTTGTAGGCATATCAATTCTTATAAAATATGTGTTGACCAATCTTGGTAACCTTCTTCAAATTCCATCCAGGGTTTACATAACTGGCATGATAATACATTGAATTTGTCCTTGCTATTTTATCATGAACCGATGGTTCTGTCAAGGCCATCCTAGCAACTATTTCTGATTCTTGCCATTGGTACCTGTTTTGAACTACCAGATTCTTTACGCAAGTCCATGAGAACTGGCATACTAATAGGTTATTTGCTGAGTATGTTCTTTGGTAGACAACCTCACAAATTGTTTTAGGAAATTTAGGATCATTAGCACGGTTCAATACGACCTGTGCTACGGCTAGTTTACCTTCAAACGGCTCTGATGCGGCCTCATGGTAAATATTTCTAGCTAAGCATTCCATTTGCTTTTTGAAATCTTTAGATACTTCTTCTTGTATCTGATTGGCAATCATATCTTGTGCCAATGTAGGAATTGTGTAGGCAAGAATGGTTACGGTTAAAAATATTGCTATGTGTTTTAGTGATTTTGATGAGAACATCATATCTCCTTTTGTTTACAGTCGGTGCTTTGACCTTGGACCCAAGAACTTCTGATTTATAGGGGGGATTGAGAAACTGTTTTTGGAGAGAACAGTAAAACTCTATTAATTAGAATGTCTTTGATACGGACAATACTGCAGCATTCTTATACAACTTCTGACCGTTTAAGGTGTTGGCTGTTTCAAATGTTGTAGTCTTGTTTGTATTGGTATAATACTTGGCAGTTACATCGAAGCCAGCAATATTATAACCTAGACCAAAGTTGTAGTCTGTGTAATCTGAAGTTGTGTTATTAGCAACATCAGTTTTACCTGCGTGAGCAAGAACACTAGCTTTTGTACCAGTAATTGGATATGCTAAATCAGCTTGAAAATATCTTGTACCTTTACTATTACTAGCAGCAAAATAATCACTAAGTGATTGACTTACTTTGACAGAAATAGGACCTTTAGATACCCCAGCATAAACTTCTCTAGTATCGTAGTTTGTATTACCTACAGAAGCCCGTGGATAGAAATAGTTATAAGAACCAACATCTAGTGTTACACCTTTAACTTCTTTCTTATATCCAGCATATAAGTCGCTTTCTACACCAGATCCGTTAGTGTATAATTGTGAACTGACGGATGAATTCCAGTTACCAATATAAACACCACTCTTGTGAGCATAATCAATACCACCTTGAATTGCAGGTGCGTTTTGAGTTTGACTGATTCCACGGAATCGGTAATCACTAGTTGCACCCAAGTTTGTTGTTACTTGAGCTTGTACTAGACCAGCACTTAATAATGCCAAAATTAATAGAGATTTCTTCATTGTTACTCCGTTGTTGTTAAAAAAATGATGGATGATTCTGTTGCTAAGTTCATCCACCGAAACTCCGCTTACCTATTAGGCAGCAAGTGCATACTTTTCATCGTTTGCGGTTACTTAATTTAGTTATTACGCCTTCTCTGGCGATTCTCCATTATTATACTAATCAGGCAATCGAATCCAATTCAAGCCCATCATAAAAATACTAATCAATATTCTTATGGTGGACCTGCCGGCATCGAAGCCGGGTCTTGCCAAACTTTTTAATAACTTCTACGAATCTTTACAGTATAACATGGTATTTATATAATGGCAAGGCCCCTATTCATTTATACCAAGTTCCTTACGAATTTTGGTAGCAGATATGTCTGTTATGCTCACATCAAATGTTTCTTCACCACTTGTATAACCGACACCACGACCCCAACCAATGTGTACAATGTTAGGCACTACTTGTATCTCATATTGTCCTTGATAGATGGGATCCAAATCACGCTTGATAAAACCTTTTACTTTTTCAATCTCAAATGGATTACTACCTTGCCATCCTTGGCAATCCCTTATTTGAATTACCACTTGACCTGTCTTTTGTATTAATCTTTCGAACAAGGCACGGTGACCATCATGCCATGGTTGCCAGCGTCCTAACATTTGTACGGTTTCTTTTTGCCAATCGAATGTTGGCCTTCTGCGGTCAGCAAGTATATGTTCACCAATAAACTCAGCCCACTTGTCTGCGTTCTGTTCTATTACACGGAAGTCATAGACCTCAGGTTCTTGGAACATGGCATTGGTGTCAGCATAACGACCTTCACGAATAGTATCCACCCATATAGTCCAATATGCTTTGAAGTTATTTCTCATTTCAACTATTGGTGCCACAAAATCACAGATAACATAATCACCATTAGATTCTAAAGCAAACTGTGCCATTCTTAATGATTGGCGTATACGGCCTTCTTTGGAGAAATCCCAATCATTATATTTCTTGCGGACTTCATCTGCATTGAACCATGTTACTTGTGTTTTAACTCCACTCAATGGTAACATTTCTGCAGTATTACTCCTGCCTGTGCCATTTTCTTCTAAGTATTTTTTAAGTGCTTGTGCTAAGTAAGTTTTACCAGCACCAGGTAAACCCATTATCAAAATCTTTTTCATTATAACTCCATATTTTAAAATTAATTACACCAAGATTGTTTGGCTTCACCGTAGTATTCTCTTGCGTATCCGTTTTGAATTAATAACATACGCAACGATTGACCATTGAGTAATACATCACCAAGAACTCTACCGCCATACTTGTCCCAATCCATTAATATAACTTGTCGGCTTGTTGCTTGTGATACCATCTTCTTAGTAAACTCCGATGCGGCTGCACCTCTAGTGGCTTCTGATTCACATTGAGCACGAAATCCTTTTTCTGGAGTATCAACACCAAACACACGAATTGATAACTCTTT